ACTTGCTGACTGGTCGCCCGTTGCAGAACTTGCTGACTGGTCGCCCGTTGCAGAACTTGCTGACCAGTTGCCCGTTGCAGAACTTGCTGACTGGTCGCCCGTTGCAGAACTTGCTGACTTGTAGCCCGTTGCAGAACTTGCTGACCAGTTGCCCGTTGCAGAACTTGCTGACTGGTCGCCCGTTGCAGAACTTGCTGACTGGTCGCCCGTTGCAGAACTTGCTGACTGGTCGCCCGTTGCAACAGCTTGCCCACGATCTTTATCACTAAAAGCAGGGGATTTCTTATCCACTGGTTTGCATTTGCTTGTTGTATATTCAATAGAAGCTTTGACTAAGAATGGAATATCAATTTCAGCTTTCACTGTGATAGATCGGCTTGAAACTTTACTGTCACCATCATCTTCACGACTTAAATCACCAGATTGCTCAACAGTTGCAAATCGGCTTTCACCTGGTGCGTAATAACCAAAAACATCAAGAGGGTATTCACAAGCATGAAAACCTGAACCACAAGCTTTTACCTCACCCTCATGGTGGTAAGTTTTACCAATTTCATATTGGAAGCCACGGCATTGAAGATTTTTATCAAAACCTTTGAAGCTAGTAATTGTTTGATTTTTATCAGCCATGATTATTTCCCACCCTTGACAATTTGAGCTTGAATGACAGCGGTTTGACGTTCTTGTTCGTCGGCACAGCCTTTAAGCAAAAGAAATGTAGAACCACCAAAGCAGAAAGCCAAAACGGTGATCATTGAAATGTTGCTAACGATATTTTTCCAACCAGTAGGACGTTGTTCTTCTAAGGTTGGGTGTTGGTACAGTCGTGCAGATGTAGCACTTTTGTTCACACCGAACTGCGGTGTTTGACTATGGGATGCGGTTTGTTTCATAATTCACCTGTTGTTTGGAAAAGCGCATTGGGTTCGAGGTCAGTGCGCTTTTTTATTTAAAATTAAAAAGGTTTTTTGAAATTCTTTGATTAAGCAGATCAAGCATCCGCACTTTTCATCCACTGGATCTTCACCAACATCCGCAGTTTTTACTGCTTCGCCCATTTGCTGATTTAAGCCAGTACCTTCAAAAACGTATTTTTCCATTGCTTGAGCGTGTTCTATTTGACCGCCTGAAAACTGAAGGAGTTGTAAACGTAAATTTTGAATATCCATTTTTATCTCTGGTGAGTGGGTGTGAGATTTAGTTTAATGGATTAAACATTTTAGTCAATAGAAAAGTTTAAGAAATTAAACAATATTTTTATTAATGTTTGATTTATTAGATTTTAAATATTAAAAACCGCCTTAAAGGCGGTAAAAGTTTAATTTAGTTTTATTTAGATTAGTGAGAATCTCTCAGCAGGCTTAAATGAGCCAACATATTTGCCAATATAAGTACAATCCTCATCAATCAGCATCACATTTGGTTGCCATTCTTTATTTAAAGCTTTCAAGTATAAGTTATTTTCACTGCGCAATAAGGCTTTGAATGTTGCTTCATTGCCTCGTCTAACTACAATCATCTCACCAGTTTGTACATCATCAAAACAAATCTCAGGATCAACACAAATCCTTTCATCTTCTAAAAAATAAGGAGCATTGCTAATACCTCTCACTTTTAAATAAAAACTCTTTGCACTTGCACCTGGTACCAAAGGAAGCCTTTCTTCATCTCCCACTAACTCGACATTTTCCATACCTGTCCATACTCCTGCCTGTACCCATGAGATTACAGGAGCATAAATAACTGATGCAACAGGATTTAGGTCTATTGAGTCATCAAAGCGACTGTTCATGTCGCCACCTGTTAATATCCATTTTTCAGTTGTTTTTAACTGTTCAGCCAACTTAACAAGTCTTTCTCTTGTTGGTTCTGCACCACCAGATAGCCACAAGGAAATTGTCCCCTTACTTGCCACACCTTTATTAATTAAATCGACTTGCTTAATGCCAAGCTCATCCATTCTGCTTTTTATGCGACTAGCAACCGTTTCAACAACACTCTTGTTCATCTCAAATAACCACTATGTATTGTTTAATATTTTAAACATTTTGTTTGACAAGGTCTTAAACTATATTGTTTAATAGGTTAAACTTTAATTGGGTAAGGTTTAACTCTATGAGCCTTTTTAAATTCACCGTTGACCATCTGCTTCATCGGTATAGCTGCAAAAACGACAGCGAATTAGCAGACTTACTTGGGTTTTCTAAAGGAACTGTTTCTCTTTGGAGAAAAGATGGCGTTCCAGATGGATACCAGAAGTTTTTAAATGTGGAATCAAATATTCCAGTAAGTAAAAAAACAACCTTAGTCGCTTAGGAACCACCATGAGCAAATTATTAATTGAAATGTCTGCAAGCGCTAGAAATGACATAACACGTGTATTTAATGCGCTTGCACAGGCAAACAACAGTGTTTTAGCAGAGCGCTTAGGAGTGGATCCAAGCACACTCTCAAGAATGAAAAATGACAAGAAAAGCAATGGCTTGACTGAAATTGAAAACGCTTGCGTCTTATTGAGCCTTCTTGGATTCAAGGTTGTTCCTAAAACTTATGAAAGCTTAGACCGTGAAACAGCAGCTTCAATGTTTCACATGATGAAATGCTACATCAACAGAGTTGAATCAGTGGATGACCTTTTCCATCACGAAATTAGTGAGAGAAAGGAAGAGTTGGGCTATGGAAGTCCAGACATTAAAAAAGCCTGATGGTCAAGATCAGGCTTTTAGTAATTCAAACACTTGCAAGGATTGAATATGACAAATTTAGCACACAAACATGATAGCCCACAAGGTGAAGTTATCTCGTTTCCAAAACAAGAGCGACAAGTCATGTCAAACAAAGATGAGGGCTATACAAAGATGCCTAATTCTTTAATTGATGACCTAATCATGGCGCAGTTAAAGGACAAAGCATTCAAATGCCTTATGTTTATTGTGCGTCAAACTATAGGGTTTGATCGTACTTCTCACACTATTGCAATTACTCAGTTTCAAAAGTATTGCGGAATTAAAAAACGCGACACAGTTATGTCGAGTATTAGCGAACTTGAAGATGCAAAATTAATCAGTGTTGTTCGAAAAACTGGATGTCTTAATGAGTATTTTTTGACACTTAACCAGTACCAACAAACGGGACTAGTACCAATTATGGGTAGTACCGTTGAACGGTATGGGACTAGTACCTTTAATGGTGACGAGACTAGTACCGTTGAACGGGGCACTATTAAAGAAACACTTAAAGAAAATATTAAAGAAACACACACAATAGAAAATTCGTCAAAAAACTCAGTTGATGAAATCTTAAATCTTTGGAAACCAAATTTAGATTCTTTGAATTCTTGGTTACAGAGAGCAGGTGAAAAATCATTAACTCAAAGTGAAATGGAAAACACACTTCTTGAAGTCAATGCTCATTACGAAAGACAAATTCGATCTGATTCAGTCAGTGACTCAAAGATGTATTCAAACTTCGTGAAATGGGTGAAAGGTGATTTTTCTAAAAACAAAAATCAAATTCAAATGTTCGACCTTCAAATCTAAACGTCAATGATGCATGGGCTGATATTCCTCAATTTAGCGGACCAGTTGAACACGTTGAAATACCAGAGGACTTCATATGAATGCTATGACCTCAATGGAGTTTCAAAAAGTAAGTGCTTATTGCGCTGAACACAATGTTCAAAAAGTACAGGCAGGACCAAATCAAATTTGCCCCTTATGTGCAAAAGCCTATGTTGAACAAGTAAACCAAGAGCATCACAAAGAAGTTCACAAAATGGTTCGTGATAATCATTTTGCAGGTGCCATGATTCCTGAACGTCATCAAAATTCTGGATTTAAGAATTACAACGTGAATCCAGCATTACCTGGTCAAGAAAATGCGCTATCTCAAAGTGTAGCTTTTGCCAAGTTAATGATCGCAGGTGATAAGCGCAATTTCATCATGTCGGGCAAAACAGGTACAGGTAAAACACATCTGAGTTGTGCAACAGCTAGAACGCTTCTGAACAAGGGTATTTATGTGCGTTATATCACAAGTGAATTCATGGCTCAGAAGATCATGAATGCATGGGATAAGGACACTAAAGATCAATCAGAGCAATCATTGATTTATGAGTTCACTCAGTACGATTTACTCATTCTTGATGAATATGGACTGCATGACCGTGAAAAGCGCAAAGAGCTTGTTCACAAAGTTTTGTATTCACGTTATGACGCAATGAAATCAACAATGCTGATATCAAATTTCACTCTCAAACAACTCAAAGAAGATTTAGGCGATCGTCTATGGTCAAGATTCCAACAGGGCGGTTTGACACTGGTTGAGTGTAACTGGGGTGATCAACGGATGATGCAAGGGGAGTCGGTATGAGTGTTCAAGTGCAAGTAATTGAAATTAATGAACAACAAATGCAGTTCACAGTAATGGCTAACAACAATGGTCAATTGCTTTTGAAGCGAGCATTCAAATTCAACACCAAAACAAGAAAGCATATTGAATCTGTTATTCGCAAAGAGCTTAAAACATTTGATAAACCAAGTTATGGCGGTATTGAGATTGAATTTATGTGCCGTATTGGAGGGTTGTCATGAGAGATCAATACACGATGGACTGGTGCGAAGATTTAGAAGGCTTGAAGTACCAACCAATAATTAATCACGGCACTGTTTACGCATACAACAAACACAAATGCCGTTGTGAGTTTTGCAAAGAAGCGAAAGCGATCAGTAATCAACAGTCTGCACTTAAAGCAAAAATGAAAGCTGTTGATTTTGATATCAAAGGGAATTCTCGTCCATCTGGTTTGGTGTTAGGAGGTGGGCTGTGAGTCGATCAAAACCTAAATACATTGAAACCGAACTTGGCACAGAAAAACTTTGTATTTGTTGTGATGAATATTATCCACTCGATGATGAGTTTTTCTTTCATCGTATAAGAAAAACAGATGGGTGAGAAAAAACATACGAAGCACCATGCAAGGCTTGTTATCCAATTCATTACAACAAGCAGACAAGTGGACGTTACAGCATTAAGTCGAATTATGAGGTGACACTATGACAACGATAAACAACAACTTAACGATTGAGCAGATGAGAGAGATTGTTTCCAAAGCACCTTCCAATGCTGAAAGCTATCAAGGTGGTTATTACTTTCGTGAATCACCTCAATTCATGTTTCACAATGGCTTTCATGATCAATGGAATTTAACAGACAACGACGGTTTGTATTTTAGGGCTGCTGGATTTCACCCTATTCAGATAGACGACCTCCGCACCGCCATTGCAAAACATGACACCACAGACCACGTCACAGACATTCGCAATCACGTTAGCCCTAGTACGATTGTCAAGGATTTGGAGGCAGAACGTCATGGATAAGTTTGAGCCAAAAGAAACAGGACTAAAACGCACTCTTTGGTTATTTGAGCGTGAGATATTGGTAAATTTAGAAAAAACCGATCTTAAAGATCATCACAAGGTTCTTTCGTTCAATATTTTCTCAATGGAATATGAGCTCAATCCTGAATTTGATAATGGTCGAGCAGATGCAATAGTGATGCGTGATACAGCTAATCATTGGCTCAAGATGTGGTTTGTTGCATTTCAAACATGTGCAAGCGAAAAGATGCAATCCCGACAGGCTGAGGTTGAAGAGAAAGACAAAAAACTCAAAGCAGTTGAACAAGTATTAATTGAGTTAAAAGAATCAATGACCAATTTCAAAGAAATGGATTTGTATGACAAAGGTGTTCGTGTCGTAACGGATTGCATTATTCGAGATTTGGAAAAAGCCCTGCGAGGTGAGCATGTGTGATTCAATATTTTGGATTTGCATGACGGTTCTGGTTTTAGCTCATTTGTTCAAAGAGCCATTAACTAAATTGATTGGGGGGTTAAATGCAAATTCCTAAAGGGTGGCAAACGCAGTCGAAGCCAGTGGCGAGATCAAGACAATCAAAATACAAGAACAAGACTATCGAATGCGATGGTCTAAAGTTCGATTCAGTCAAAGAAGCTAGACGTTATCGAGAGTTGAAGATTCTTGAGCGTGCAGGGGAAATCAGAGAGCTACAGACGCAATACGTGTTTGTATTAGCTGAGTCAGTCAGATTTAGCAATGAACCACGGAAGAAGCCAGCGCTTCGTTATGTAGCGGATTTTGTATATATCAAAAATGGGTGCCAAGTAGTTGAAGATGTCAAAAGCAAGATTTCAAGAAGTCTTGCTGAGTATCGAATCAAAAAGCACTTGATGATGTCAGTGCATGGGATTGAGATTTTAGAGGTTTAAGAGTTATGGATATTGAATCAGTTAGAAAGCAAAGAGCTGAGTTAGAGAAGTTAATGGGAAGTAAGTTTAAGGAGGAAACCATTAAGTATGGAATTGAGCTGTTATCCAATCAACAAGTTGGAGCCATGATTTCATGTTCTGGGCTTACTAACTTGGAACGAATTACACAGGACAAAAACGATCTTCTTGAAAAGATCAATGCGCTCGAGAAAGAAAACAAAGAGTTAAAACATAAATTAGTTTTAAAAACTCTAGGTATGAATTAAGGGGCAATTATGAACGCAGTGGCAGAGAAGTTATCGAATTTGGAATGGATGGGACAGCAAATGAGAGCGAAAACAGCAAACTATGAGATCTCTACTGCGTCGACTGGTGGTGATGCGCCTAATTGGGAGGATCGCTGCGGTGCAATAGCTTCAATTGAAGATAAGGCAACAAAGGCATATTGTGAGCTTTTGGTGTGGGGTGATTATAGAGATAACACAATGGCTTATCACACTTTACATCATCATTTGGCAGCAATTTTATATGAGGCTTTGGCAAAGGATGTGCAACGCATCAGATTCGACCTTAAATCATTTGCATTCAAAGTAGCAAAGATGGCTTTGTTCTTTAATTTGCGTGGAATTAATGGATTTACGACTGAAGAAAAATTTAAGTTTTTTGGTTTGAAAGAAGTGAAGCCTGAAACATACCGTAAGAACTATGCATACTTGGAGTTTATGGTTGAGAGTTTGTTGAATGACATGAAAGATGAGATTGATTTCTACGCGGATATCTATCGAAAAGATATGCGAAAAGCTTAATTGACAAAATAACGGCATATAAGGTAGTATTTTTATAGACTGGTCATTCTATACAGTACAGACCAACAATAGATTTAAGCTCACAGAAATGTGGGCTTTTTTGTTGTTTGAGATTCAAGATGCATGGGTAAATACAGATGAATAAAAAGAAGGAATTAAAAATGTTTAAAAAAGCTTGCCCATCTGAAGTCTTTGATCGAATTAAATATAACAAAGATGCTGATCGATTCTTTCCAAAAAAGAAGTATCTTGATTCGCAACTCGAAACCAATGTTTCACATGAGATAACTTTTGCATGGGAAATGTGGAAAATTAGAGCCTTAGCATGAAAACATTCATTTGCATTCTCATTGGTGTGGTATTGGGTTTTATGTTTGCAATTATCAGCATGAATTTTATTTTTATTATGCAGACCCACGTATCCCACATGACACCAAGGAAGCATTGGGAGAGCGTGCATCCGATATAGATAAATTAGTTCAGAAATATTTAGATGATTGATCAAATATAGATTTTACTTAGCCCCGAAAGGGGTTTTATTTTGTCTGGGAGAAAGCCATGCGTTTAGGTCGAATTGTATTAGCAGCATTGGGTATGAGCGCAGCGTTTGCCGAACCTGCACAGAGACGTGCAAGTGATTGGGATTCAATTACGTGGCGAGAGCCAGTAAAAGGAAAATCAAAACCCAATAAGATCAGCCAAGCCAAAAGACGTAAGTATAAACGTCAAGGTCGGTTGTGATTGATCTTACTTGGATAAGTTGATAATTTATTGTTTCTAAATTAATTATAGAGATAATAATGAAATCAAAAGAATACATACTAACTAATATTTGCCATGATTATGAATTGGTATTTCAAAACATTAGCAAAAGCGGAAATCTAGATCTTTATCTTAATAGTAAAGAATATGATAAGTCGTCTTATGAATTTGAATTCGCAAGTATTATTCTAATATTTGAAGCTAACTTAGAAGATGATATAAAAGAAATGATCAATAAATCCTTTCGTAAGCAGTTAGTTGGTTAATAACCAAAACCTCCTTCGGGAGGTTTTTTATTGGAGATTCCTTTATGGAAGAAATTGAGCTTCCGAAAGGGAGTGAGCCACTTAAAAACAAGCAACATGAATTGTTTTGTCATGAGTATTTGATTGATCTAAATATCACTAAAGCAGCGATTAGAGCGAAGTTTAGTGAGAAGTCAGCACGTCAGCATGGATGGGTTGTATTTAGTCGACCTGAAGTTCAGGAAAGAATTGATTTCTTGAAGTCTCAGCACATTAAAGAGCTTGGTATTGATGCTTATTATGTGCTTAAAAATCTCAAATCGGTTGCAGAGCGCTGTATGCAGTCAGAAGAAGTATTGGACCGTGATGGTTTCCCTGTTTTTATTGAGGGTCCAGATGGCAATGTGGCTCCACAATACAAGTTTGATCAGAGTGGTGCTAACAAATCACTTGAGTTGATGATGAAGCACTTGGGAATGCTGAGCGAGAAAGTGAAGCATGAGCATACAGGTAAAGATGGCGCACCTATTGATATAAAAGCGAGTGTTTCAATTGAAGAGTTTAAGGAGGCTCGCAAGGAGATTCTAAATGAATTCTAATGCGAGAGACTTGGCAATACAGGTTGAAGCACAAGAGGATCTGTATTTTTTCTCCAAATACATGTTTAAGGAGCGACGCAAATACAAATGGATGCACAACTGGCACCATAGGGTCGTTTGTGATGCTTTAATGAAAGTGTTTCGTGGCGAAACTAAGCGATTAATTATCAATATCCCACCACGATACTCTAAAACAGAATTAGCTGTAATTAACTTTATGGCGTGGTGCTTTGGTAAGGCTCCTGATAGTGAGTTTATTCATGTTAGTTATTCTGCAACTCTCGCAGCTAACAATGCATTTCAAACTCGCAATCTTGTACAAGAAGAAGCGTATTTAAAGGTGTTCCCAAATCTCACATTACGTGATGACAGTAAAGCCAAAGATGATTGGCGAACATCGGATGGTGGTGTTTGTTACTCCCAAGGTACTGGAGGAACGATTACAGGATTTGGTGCAGGAAAGCTTCGTGATACTTTTGGCGGTGCCATTATTATTGATGACCCTCATAAAGCAAGTGAAGCAAGGTCAGATACGATCCGTAAAAGCGTAATTGAATGGTTTCAGAATACACTTGAATCTCGTACCAACTCACCTGATACACCTATTATTTTGATTATGCAGCGCCTACATGAGGAAGATTTGGCGGGATGGTTACTAGATGGTGGTAATGGCGAAGTCTGGGAGCATTTAGAGCTGTCAGCTATTCAACCAGATGGATCGGCACTATGGCCTGAAAAACACACCATTCAAGAACTTAATCGAATGGAGCTTGCAGCACCTTATGTCTTTTCTGGGCAGTATCGGCAAAGACCATCACCACCGGCAGGTGGTTTTTTAAGCCTGATAATATTGAAATTGTTGACGCTCTTCCTTCTGAAATTCTTAAAGAAGTACGTGCTTGGGATTTAGCTTCTTCTGAAAATGAAGGGGATTTCACAGCAGGCCCAAGAATGGTTAAGGGTAAAGACAATATTATTTACATCGTTGATATGGTGCATGGTCAGTGGGGACCAGATGGTGTCAACAGAACAATTAAGCAAACCGCAGAGATAGATGGGAAGAAAGTTGTTATTCGACTTCCCCAAGATCCTGGTCAAGCTGGTAAATCACAAGCTAAAAGCTTTATCACAATGCTGGCAGGCTTTAGCGTTGTTGTGGAAACAGTTTCAGGTGACAAGATTACACGGGCACAGCCTTTCGCGGCTCAAGTGAATGTCGGGAATGTAAAGATGCTGCGCGGTCCTTGGAATAAAACCTTAATTGATGAGCTTCGAAATTTTCCAAATGCAAAATACGATGATCAGGTTGATGGATTGAGTGATGGCTACAACTATCTTTTAGATGCCAAGAAGCGAGCAAAACCAAAGGGCGCAGGCTCAAGAACATATTGAGGAAATTATGGCAAAGTCAAAAAAAGACAAGGTAAAGAATAAGGCTTTGTCTGGCGGTTCTCTAAATACACATGAGGCTGTTACTCAATTCTTTAATAATATCGGGCGTCTACCCGATATTGATAAAACACTCAGAAAGGCAGGGATTCAACGTCACAACCTTGATGTATTGCTGGATGATGATGAGATTGGGCAGGCGACTGAGACAAGATTAGATGCCTTGCTTGCTACTCCATTTCGCATTGAACCAAGTGATACACCTGAAGCTGTATATCTCATGCAAGAGATGCAAGAGTGGTTTAGCGAGATTGCTACAAGCTCCTTAAATGCCTTGTTTTATGGATACTCAGTTCAAGAAGCCAATTGGGATTATAAAGATGGCTACATTGGTCTAACTTGGATCGGCGAAAAGCCTATGGAGTGGTTTGAGCCAAAGAATGATGGACGATTAATCTACCGACCAGATTCAACAGGTGTAGAACGAGAAATAGACCAGACTATCAAATTCTTTTTAACTCGAAGAAAGGCAACATACAAACAACCTTATGGTAAGGCGTTACTATCTTCTTTGTATTGGTTATTCTTTTTTAAACAAAATGGATTTAAGTTTTGGGCCAAGTTCCTTGAGCGTTTTGGAACACCTATATTGCTTGGTAAGGTATCAAGTAACGGTTCTGATGATGAGGGTGATATTGATGCAATGAACAATGCGTTGCTATCAGCACACGCACAATCAGTAATTTCCATTGATGCTGGTGATGATGTCCAGATCCTTAGCAATACACAAGGTAATGCTGGTGCTGCTTTCGATACTTTTCACACTGTAATTTTGCGTCAAATTCAAAAGTTAATTTTAGGGCAAACACTTACAAGTGGTACAGACGGTAACGGATCTAGGGCTTTAGGTTTAGTTCATGAGAATGTTAGAAAAGATAAACTAAAATCCGATATTCGACTTGTAACACCAACACTTCAAATGATTATTAATGCAATGTGCACCCTGAATGAATGGTCACACCATAAAATCATTATTGGTGATGATAAGGCGCTCAATGAAGCACAGGCAAAACGAGATGTTGATCTTAAAAACGCTGGTGCTGAATTTACTAATCAATATTGGACTCGTGAATATGGCTTGCAAGATGGTGATTTGAAAGAGTCACAGCAATTACCTAGTCAATTTACAGCGATTCCGAAAACAGCGTTTAGTTTCGCAGCAACAGTCAATAAGACTAATCAAGGCCAGCAAGAAATTGATAGTTTGATTAAAGAGCAAAGCTCTAAACTATTGAGTGATTCAGATATCGAAAAGATTGTTGAAAATTCAAACTCCCAAGATGAGTTGATGCAAAATCTCTACTCAGCCAGTAAAGGTGCAACTTTGGAAGAGTTTGAAATCAATCTTGCAAAGGCTTTGTTTAAAGCTGATGTTATTGGGTATGTGCAGGCAAACAAAAGGGGGTAACCGTCGTGGATTATAGTTCCTCTCTTGAGTATGCCAGAAATCGCAAAGTAGTATTGCCTGATGATTTTTACACTATGGATCTTCACGCAAGATCCAATGCTGCCACAATTAGTCGATTGGCTTCACTTGAGCAGATTAAAACAGTGCTTAACTTAGCAACCAAATCCATTGAAAGTGGAAGTACATTCAATGATTTTAAAAAGCAAGTCGAAGAACAGGGTATTGAACTTTCTGATCATCATTTAGCAAATGTGTATAGAACCAATATTCAGAATGCTTATGCCTATGGTCGGTGGTTGGAGCAGCAGGGAAATAAGGAATCACGTCCATATTTGCGTTATTCAGCCATCATTGATAATCGTACTCGACCTACTCATTTAGTATTGAACGACATAATTCGACATATTGATGATGATTTTTGGAATAAATACTATCCGCCGAATGGTTTTCAGTGTCGCTGCACAGTTGAATCATTGACTGAAAAAATGGCTGATCGAATTGGAATTACACCAGATGATCAATTGGTTGATTTGCCTCAAAACAAATATGATTGGGATTATCATCCGTTTAAGCAAAATACTTATTTAAATGAGGTGATTGATCAGAAATTAGATGATCCATTTATCAATCATACTGAAGCGCAAGAGCTCTTAAAGATTAGAGAGGATGCGGTCATTGAGCAGTCTGCTAATAAATCTGTAATTGATGCCTTAAAGCCACTTGATGCTTCAAATAAAAAGATTTTGGATGAAGCTATTTCTAAGCTTGATGTAAACCCGAGTGATGCACGTATTACATTTGAGTTTGCGCAGGATGATGAGTCATTGTCTGAACTAGCAAAAGAAGTTTTAATTCGAAAGACACATGACAAGAAATCGAACTCCATTTGGAACAAGATTTCTAAGGCCTTTGATTCTATTTTAAGTAAGGCTAAAAGCTTAAAGAATAAGCTTACAGGTAACTCTATCAAAGGTTTTGATTCGTTCAATTTGCAGAAGGGTAATGTGATCGGTATTCAAACGCCTACATTGTTTAAAACCGCAGAGAGTGCGGGTAAAACGATCACTATCTTAGATATGAAAGGCCATGCGATTGATCTATCTAAAATTCAAGGTTTAGATGGTGCATTATTGGCACCTGATTTGAATTTACAAGTTGTTGATGTGACAAGTGAATCAATCATTCTCAAGCGTACTGAAGAGAAAGCGACTCGGTTATTTATAGCCCGAAATACAATATACAGTGTTTAAATTATTGAAAATTCAAGACCACCTTAATGGGTGGTTTTTTATTGGAGCATAAAAAATGCAACAGGAAGAAAACGAAAGCACCAAGTTTCAATTTACGGCCTTAAATACAGCCATATCTGTAAATGGTGAAGATGAAAAAAGCCGACGCAAGTTTGATGCTGAAGTGTATAGCGGTGGTCGGATAGATAACCACTATTACTGGGGGCGCAGCGGTGTTGTTATTGATCTTCAGAACATCCAACTAAAGCCAAAAATTGGTTTGGTTGAAGAACATTTTGGTGGTCTACGCATTGGTGTTGCGACCTCATTTGATATTTCTAATAAGTTTCAGGCTCAAGGTTATTTTCTAAAAAATAAGAAAGCCCAAGAAATTGTTGCAGATATTGATGATGAATACCCTTTCCAAATGTCTTGGTGGGCTGACCCTGAAAGCATTGAAGAAATTTCAGCAGGTAAGACTGTATTCGTGAATGGGCAAGAGTTTACTGGTCCATTGCATGTTTTCAGAAATGTTCGCGTGCACGAAATCACTATCTGTGGAATTGGCGCAGATACTCAAACATCAATCCAAGCCTTTTCAGCTAAATCAAATTTAATTCAACAAGAGGACACAAATGTGGACTTAGAACAAGCCAAAGCTCGCATTGCTGAGCAAGATATTGAACTTGCAGCCCTAAAGCAGCAGGTAACTCAGTTTGCAGCAGATAAGCGTAATGACGCGATTGCAGCACTTGCCAAAGATGTTGGTAAAGAATTTACAGATGACGAAGTTAAGGAAATGAAGGAGCTTGATGAAAAAGCTTTTGTATTCTCTGCAACTCAGCTACGTAAATTTTCAACAAAAACTGAACCACAAAAACAACCACTTCCAACTTGGATGAAAGAACACCAAGCGGATGGTGGTAATCAAAATCAATTCAATGCAGGTCAGCCTAAAACTTTAGCTGATATGGCAGCATCACGAAAATAAGGTGAATACAAAATGGTTAAAACAGTAGAAAAAGCTGGTGTGACATCTGACTGGTTGGCTTGGGAGCTTGAGGGGAATCATCGTCCAAGTCGTGAAAATGTAAGCGTAGCAGCTAGCCAAGACATTAAAGATGGTCAACCAGTATCTTTCAATGCTTCAGGCGATGCGATTGCATTTACGGGTGAAGGTGCAGTGGTTGGTATTTGCATTGGTGGGGTTAAGACTGCTGCAGAAAAGGGCAAAGGCGTTATCCTTGCGCATCAATCTCGAATTGTGCCTGAAAAACTCACAAATGTTGAAGCGGATGATTTGGCAACAGTTGTTGCGGGTCTTAAAACACTTGGTATTACAGCTGTTCGTTCAGCATAAGGTGAAAAAATGGATGAAATGATTTTTACAACAGAAGAATTAAGTGCTGCAATTACTAATTTGCCAACACGAATTGGTAATCCGAATGACATTAATTTGTTCCGCAGCATTCCAGGCACTACAAACAATTTCTCTGTGGAATTCTATGCAGAAAGTTCAATTTTAGTACCGACAACTGAATGGGGCGGTGTTGCACCTAAAAACTCAAGTGGAAAGCGTACAGCTAAATCGTGGGTTATTCCTCATATGCCACTTGAAGACACAGTTCTTGCATCTGATGTGATTGGTGTGCGTGCATTTGGTTCAACTGCTGCAGAAACAGTTCAAGGTAAAGTGCTTGATAAGCTGCAAATGATGAAAAACAAAATCGACACAACTCTTGCTTATCGTCGCACTAAAGCAAAGCAAGGTATTGTCTTGGATGCCGATGGTACAGTGATTGTTGATTACTACACCGACTTCGGTTTAACAGGTCAAACTGTAGATTTCGAACTTGGCACAGCTACAACAAACGTATTGGCGAAGTGCCAAGATGTAATTGATCTCATCGAAGATGGTTTAGGTCAAGAACTTTATTCAACAGTTGAAGCCGAGGTAGATCGTCAATTTTACGATGCATTAACTTCACATAAAAATGTGAAAGAAGTCTTCTTAAACTGGTCTGCTGCTGAACAGCGTTTAGGTAAATCAAACACCTCAGGCTTTGAATTTGGCGGCATCAAATTTATGGTGAATCGCCAGAAAGTTGGCGATGTGCCATTAATCGGCGTGAAAGAAGGTCATGCTTACCCAACTGGTACACAAGATGTATTTTTGAATGCCTTGGCACCTGCTGATTTCAATGAAACAGTGAATACCTCTGCTTTACCGTATTACGCAAAACAAGACACCAAAAAGTTCGATCGTGGTTTTGATTTGCATGTCCAGTCAAACCAATTGCCTGTGGTTGCTAAGCCGAAAGCTTTGGTGAAATTAACCTCTACAAAATAAGGTGTGCTATGTACGCAAGCCGTGATGACATGGTGTTGCGTTACGGCTTGAATCACATCACTCAATTAGAAAGAAACCTCACCGAAAATGAATCTGTAGAATCCTATATACAAGATGCAACCGATATTGCCGATGGCTTCATTGGTGTGATGTACAAGGTTCCGCTAGAGTCACCGCCTAAAAATATAACAATTTATATCTGTGATATTGCTCGTTATCTTCTTCATCGACAAAACACAAATGAAGAAATAAGAAAGCGATATGAGGATGCTATTAGTTTTTTAAAGCGGGTTTCAGAAGGTAAAGCAACACTTCTAATTAAGAGTGAAGTGACACAGGAAGTAACACGACCCAAAAAGGTTAAAGCATCTGCGCCAATAGGTACTACTTATCGTGGTGGTGTATTTGGTGACGATGTTTTGAATAACATGCCGAGTATTTAACTATGGCGGACTCAATCCAAATGCATGGTCAGGAGAAGTTGCAAGAGTTTATGCGACGAGTCCTTGATCGTGTAGATGACCCATCAAAGCTATGGTATGACATCTCAGACCTGCTTGTTTTTAATGTTCAGCAACGAATAAAAACAGGCATTGGTACTGATGACAAGCCTTGGCAAAAGTCATGGCGAGCGAAGGTTCAAGGTGGACAAACTTTAAGAGACAATGGGCGTTTGTATAATTCAATTTTTGCAAAAGTTCAGGGTAATAAAATCTCTGTCGGCACCAATGTTAAATATGCACCTATCTTACATTTTGGTGGAACCATTAAGCCAAAATCAGGAAAGTATTTAGTATTTAGAACACCTATGGGTGGTTGGAGAAAGATCAAAGCTGTATATATTCCACCTCGTCCGTATATGGGAATTTCTGTCGATGATTCACAAGAAATACTCTTTGAAATTGAGGAATACTTATACAAGGTTTTAACTGATGCAAAACATTGATAATTATTTTGCGCTAGAAGACGATATTTTGAAGCGTATCAAAGCGGAAATACCAGAGGTTGAGGAAATCGTTACGCCATTCAGCGTGGATGATCTCTTTGAATCTATTGTGAGTGATGTGGGAATTGGCATTATTTATGTGGGTGATCGCATCTCTGATACATCAGGAGATGGCAAGGCAAATGCGATATACCAACAATGGTTAATTGCACTTGGTGTTTCAGATGCATCTGCTCAGCAAAGCGAGACAATGTCTATACGTCAACTAGCTGATCCGTATATCAGAAAAATTCTTAGAGCAATGCAAGGCTATCAACCAGATATTGTGGGCTATAAACGCTTTCTACGTGTTGATGCTGGTGTGCCTGTTGGAAAATCTACAGTGTCAGGTCGTGCATTCTTCCCATTCTTATTTGAAGCACAAATGATTAAATCATGGTGACTATGAAAACATATAAAGCATTACAGCCTGTAGGTCGCTTTGAAAAAGGCGATATTGTGGGCGGTCTATCAGATGACCAGATTAAACAATTAGAAGCAGATAAGATCATTGAAGAAGTGAAGCCATCTGCGCAACCAAAACCAAAAGAGGTCAAAACAGATGGCTAAAAAATATATTTCGCTGCAAGGTAAATTTTACTTATCTGAAATTACAAATGGTGTTGCTGGTGGCATGCGTCATCTTGGTAACGTACCTGAATTTGAGCTTGAAATCACTACAGACCAAGTTGAACACCAGGAAAGCACATCAGGACAACGGACCACGGATTTTGTATTAACCAAGACAACAGGTGTTAATTTCAAAGGGCAACTTGAAGAAGTAGATGAAGCCAATATGCAATACATCTTGTCAGGTATGAAATCTGAAATTGCAAGCAAGGTTGTTACTGATCAGGCATTAGGAACAGTTAAAGCAGGTAATGAAATCAAACTTGATGGTTATAGTCTGACTCAGGTTTCATTTAAAGCAGGCTCAACAGCAATTACAGCCGATAAATATGTGCTTGATGCAGTCTTTGGAACTGTAATTTTTAATGAAGCGATCGCAGATCCCATTACAGCTAGCTATACAACTGGTGTTGTTAGTCATACCACAATCGCAAGTGAATTCAATAAAGAATATGAATTGTTCTTTAAAGGAATTAATACTGCTACAGGTAAAAATATGGCAGTACGTTTGTGGCGCACTAAAAAGTCACCTGAAACAACTTTTCCACTCATTCACGAAGAACTTGGTCAATATGAAATTTCAGGTCAAGCGCTTTCAGATGCTGAAAAAGGCTTAGATCCTACGCTTGGCTTATATGGTCATGTAGTCACGATTCCAGCAGCATAATTTAATTACAGGCACATAGGGCGCAAATGCGTCTTTTTTTGTGCCTGTATTTAGGAATTTAAAATGAATGAGTTTTTTCTTGCTTCCAATAGATCCATTTATGTTCATGACTTAGAGCTAAAACAAATAACGGTAAAAGACTTGGATCAATGGTCTCAGTTTGCTGAAATTATTCGCAAAGATTTAAATAATGATTATTCAAAAGAAAATATTGAATCAATTGTAAAACAGCATATTGTTTCGCCTTTAATGCTTTGTTCGTTTACCACGATCTATGATGTTAAATATTTTTCAGATTTAATGAACAATGAAGCTGATGTATTTTTGGATATTTTCAGAAATGTTCTTAATGTAAATAAAGCATATTTTGATCAAGAGGATTCAAAAAGCCAAAATAATAAATCAAGAAAATACTTAGGTTT